TACATTGTAGGCAAACCCGTGAATGTCATCAGAAGAAAACTTACGCTGTACCACTACACCATCAGATGTTTCACAGGTTAGTGTGTAATACTCCTTGTCTTCTTCCATATCAAAAGCCCCCCAGACCAGTTTCATCAGCTTCATACTCTACAAGATCAAGAACCTTAGTAGCGTGCCAAGTGACAATCTTCTTATCCCAGACATCCAACCGGATCTTTACTTTTGATCCATTACCGATAAGTGTATCTGTGTCCCAAGCATCGCCATCTGCATCTACAGTAACTGGTGGGCCAAACACTTTACCTTCACCTTGGTTTACCTTAGTGTTAAAGTGTGGTCGCTTACACTTATAAAAAAGGTTGCCTTCGCTGTCTTCCTTAAACAACTGACCAACCATACCACTATTAGGTACACCATCAGCAATCATCTGCTTTTTAGTCTCAGGGGTGATGTATACATTGCAAAGGTAGTGACCCTGCTCCAATTCAATCTTGTTACGTGTCTCAGAGCCTTCATCAAGGTTCTCCCCCATGTCTCGGTTGCTCTCAAAGCCTTTGAACCAAGAAACAGTACCTTCAAAATCTACGTATGCCATTCTTTATCGTCCTTTCGGGTTGTTGTCTGTCTTGTATATTACATTACACATGTTTTCAGTATTATACTCATCACGAAATGTTACAAACAGTGAAATAATTGCAACATTTAGTGAATCTGAGCGTAGTTACTACCAAACTCAGGGGTTGTACTCAGTTCTACATTTAGGCTCAACTCCTTATTTGTTTGCTTCATAGCCTCTTCGATACACAGTGTAGTCCACTTCTGGTATCCCTCTTTAACCAAGAAGATAGCTTCGTCATGGAACTGACCAATACTCTTTAACCCTGCACCCACACAGTACTTCAACCAAGTATCAAAACAGTAGACGCCAGTTGATTGGTTTAGTGTAGAAAACTTATCCTTCTCATATCGTAGTGAATACCAGAAGCCACTAACAGGGTTATACAGCCACAGACTACCATCCCTGATCTTCTTAGTCTTAGTTGCCTTAGCGATAGCCTCTAGGGACCAGTTACGCTTCCAGAAGGCATCCAGTAGTGCAGTAGCATCAGCCACAGAGAAGCCACCACGGCGCGATAGACCCAAAGGTTGGATGCCATACGTTGCACTGTAGTTAGTGACCTTGTACGCCTTCCTGAGACCCCCTAGAGACACCTTACCCGATACATGATCATCAATCTGACTTTGAGTAACAGCACCAGCAAATTTAGCTAGATCCAAGTGGGGATCAAAACTTTCGCGCATCTGTTCTTCGCAATAGTTGGAATCGTAGTCCCACATGTAGTGTAGTTTGGTGTTATTCTCTAGACTGTCCATATCAGCACCACACAGAACGTAACCCTCTGGAGCAATAAGGCACCCCCTGATCTCTTCACCATAAGGTTTGTCTACACCTGGAAGGTTTACCAGAGGTTTAGCGTGTTTAAAACGTAGGGTGTTAGTTAAGCCATGTGATCCAGCTACAAGATACCCTTCATCATCCACACACTCCAAAAAAGCCTTTACCGTAGAAGCCCTGTGAGAGGCTACAGTAAGCCCATCCATGATCTCCACTGCTGGGTCTATCTCAATCAACCTCTTGACGCTCTCAGTAAGCTCTCCGTTCTCCCTGACCTGTGGGATAGCCCTAGCTTTCTCTGCTTTACCATGCGCCTCCTTCTCTACTCTATCCTCTGTAGCCTTAACCCCAAACAAAGACATCCTTCCAAGAGTACTGATTCTATAGTCAAAGGTACAAGGCTCCCACCCTAGACTGTTCAACCAATCTTTTACTTGTTGGTGGGAACCGGGGTTGCCATCCTCATAGCCATCAATAATGTTAAAGGTCTGTACGTTGTAGTGCTGTAGGTGCTTCTTACGTAGTGCCTCAAACTTCTCACCATGTGCTGACAGTGTGCCATCCTTTTTGTGCATCACCTTAGGTCTGTTGATAGCCTTAAAAATAGTCTTCTTAGGCATAGCCTTTTTTAGTGCATCAGTCTTCTCCTCTACGATAGCCTCCAGTTTAGCCAAGAGTGCTTCTGCCTTTGGTACATCCAACTTCCAGCGGTAGTCCTCTTGGTCAGCCATAAACTGCATCTTCATGTTAAGGTACTTAATGTACCGAATGGCATTATCGTTTAGGGGCGTCATATAGTTCTCCTAGTTTCCTACGTAGATCCAACCAAAGGGCCATGTTGATCTTTACATCTTCCTCAGCACGATTAATGTAGACTTCTAGCGGTTGCTCTGACCAATCTGTGACCTTTGGCTTAGGGATGCCCGCATCAGCACCGAAGCTATCCAAACCATAAGAACTACGTCCAGGCATCAGTGTACGTGCCAAGGGTAGTGTATCATAGTGCTCTGGTGGTTAAGGGATACCCATGATCTTCTTTACTACCTTAAAGTCGTAACTAATGATGTTGTGACCAATGAAGGTACGATCCTCTGCGAAGAACTCCTTAATCCCCTCGTAGGTGGTTAGCGATACGGGCTTTTCCATCGTGGGGGTCATGTAGGATACTACCCATACTTTGCTTACCTTGTTAAGGAACCCATCACTCTCTAGGTCGAACACTGTTTCTACTGGTTTATTCATTATCTGTGTCACCTTAATTCCCACTGTAGGGGGTCATACCCCTGTTACAATCGTTGTCTCTGGGTCATACTGGATGTACCCACATTCCCCTGTACGTCCAAATGGACGGTTCTTAGTGACCTCAACAAACGTACTGTTAGGATCATCACCCTTGCTGTCACGCTTCAACTCAATCAACTGGATAGCCTCCTCTTCGATACTAGCAGCATACTTAGTCTTACCCATGTCGTTCACGTGTGAGATACAGATGATCCCCACGTTACGCCTCTTAGCGAACTCTACCAGACGCACACCCAATTCAGTCAAGGCGTTAGTTGCGTTATCAACACCGGACAGATACGCTAGACGCTGCAAGTGGTCCACAAAAACATAGTCACACCCGTACACCGTTACAGCATACTTAATCTGTTTGAGCGTATCTTCAATAGCATCCTGCGGATTAATTTCAAAGGATATGATCCGGTTGCTTTCCACTACCTCAGTGATGGCAATATCTAGCTGCTCATTGGTGATACCATAGAACTCCTGATCCTCTTGCGTGTTGACGTTCTTACCTAGTTGGTATGTGGCAAAACCCCGTGCTGTAGTGCTGTCAATCTCTTCCATATGCAGCAGGCCAACCTTCTGACCTTTGTTCATCACCAGATCATGTTGTGCTGCCCTAAAAACGCTTGTTTTACCTGTTCCAGGCGGTGCCTTGATTACTGTGATGCCACCCTTAGTCCATCCACGTAGCACCTCATTAAGTGAGCTAGAGAACGTAGGTGTATACTCATAGGGTGTCTGCTCATGTACGGCCTTAAGCCACGCCTCTGCCCCTGCTGTGAAGCCTGCTGGTGAATACTTCTTAACTGCCCACCATGCACTCTTGTATGCCTTACTCTGACCAGCCTGTAGGAAGTCGTTAGCGTCCTTAAAATCACCATGCTCCATGATGTATACTTTAGAGGGGAACATATCAAACAGCTTCTCAGCAATATCACGTCCAGCTTCATCATTGTCAGTGCTAAGGATAATCTGATCGAAACTATCCAAGTACTTCTCTACGTTGCCATAGAAGGAGCCACTAGGAGAGGCGCTAGGTAGTGATACTACAGGATTGGTATACCCACCACCCGAAAGCATCTGATAGGCACTCAGAGCGTCTAATTCCCCCTCACACACTGTAATCTTACGGCTGCAAGAGATGGGGAAGAGGTTACTACCAAACAAACTGTCAGCCTTGAACCCAGCATTCCTAGAAAAGTCCTTGGGGAAGATCCTTGTTTTCTTTGTACCATTTGGATATGGGTATGTCTGTTTAGTGTCATTACTCTCTACACCATAGAACTCCATGGTTGCCTCAGAGATCCCACGCCATGTACGGAACCTCATGTTGTTGTTTGGTGTATTGTCTACTACCATCTTAGGTACATACTCTTCACTAAATGGGTCAGATGAACCCTTACTATCCTTCAATGGGTATTTCTCCTTCATACCATCCTTCAAACTCATACCTTTGTGAGGATACGCCTTCTTACAAGAGAAGCAGTTGCCGTACATACCCTCTACGTTGTAGCAAAACGCATCACTACTATCACAATCAGTAAACACACAAGGTCTACCACTAATTTCTGTCACTAAACATACTCCTTATGTTATACATATGTAATTCATATGTCTTATAATCATTATGAATAATCATCATAATTAAAAACTTATGTTATACATATGTATGTCTCTTAC